TTGTTTTTGGTGGTGGTTTAAAAGATACCGATTTCTACAAAAGTAAGATAAATTCAAACGGTGAAACGACTGATAAGTTTGTTAGAAAATTAGTTAAAGATTTTGGTAAATTTGGTGGGGTTGCTATTCACGTTAATTATAATGGTCTATACCAAAAAAGGGAGGTTAGTTTAATACCTTTTGAATTTTGTAGACTAGTTCCTGAAGGAGATGAACGATATGGAATGATTGAAGTTTATGACGACTGGGGAATGACTAAACATAAAAAATTCGATAAGACTGACATAGTTTACATAAATCCTTATAATCCTGCAAATGTAGAACAAGAAGTTGAGGACGCTGGAGGTTGGGAGAATTACAAAGGTCAAATCTACTATTCACCGATGAACGAATATCCATTAGCTCCATTTGATGCAGTTTTAGAGGATATGCTTACAGAAGGTCAATTAAAGAAATTCAAACATTCTACGGCTACTGATAACTTTTTGGCTAGTCATTTACTCGTAATGGGTAAAACTGAAAGTGATGAGGACGCAGAATTGTTTGATGAAAATATGCGAGCGTTTCAAGGTGGTGAGGGTGCCGGTCGTATAATGGTTATTGAACGTGAAAGTAATGAAGAAGCAATTGAACTTAAAAAGTTAGACATTCAAAATTACGATGGACTTTACGAGTATACAGAAAATAGTTCACGTGATGCAATAATTAAGATGTTTTTAATTCCGCCCGTTTTACTTTTACGTGTGGCTGGTAGTTTAGGAACGTCAAAGGAAATAAGCGATGCATTCGACTATTATAATGGTATTACTTCAGATGATCGTTTAGTAGTTGAAGAAATATTAACTGAAATATTTAGTAATTTTTATTACAATATTTGTCCATCTAACGACTATTCTATTTTACCATTGAAATATAGTAAGGCAATAGCACCTGAATACTTATCATACTATACAAAAAACGAAATTCGTATAGCAAACGGAGATGAGGAAGCAACTGATTTAAAAGCCGATACTACTTTATTAGCAGTTACTTTGGGTGTTGGTGGTACGCAAGCCTTAACTAGTATTTTAGCAGACCCAAATCTAACAATTTCACAAAAACAAGGTACATTAAAGGTATTATTCGGACTTTCAGATGAACAAGTAACTCAAATGTTGACACTATGATAACAACAAAATTAATAACACTCGCAAATATTCAGGCGGTAAAGTCAATTTCTTTGAATGTAAATGAAATTAAACAATTAACTCCACATATATTAGAGGCTCAAAATTTCGATCTAAGGGAATTAATTGGAGATGCTTTTTACTTAGATTTAATAGCGGATTTTATTGCTTTACCTTCATTAGTTAAATACCCTTTATTATTCAATGGTGGTCAATATACATACCAAAATGAGGTGTATTATTTGGACGGTATTAAGCAATATTTAGTTTATTCAACTTATGCAAGGTATTTGGCTAATTCAAATGTAATATCTACAGCAACGGGACTAGTTCACAAGACAAACCAATATAGTGACAAAGTAGAGGAAAAAACTATTAGTAGATTAGTATCTCAAGCACGCTCAGGAGCTACGTTTTGCGAGGAAAATATTAAGAAATATCTTGAAAGAAATAAAGCTAGTTATCCACTATTTAAATGTGATAAAAATAGTAACTTTACTAACGGAATAAAAATTAGAAATATAGGAAGCTAATGAATAGTGATAATTTAATTTTAAGAGAAACGGATAATGCACCGTTAATAAATAAAGATGACACGTTAACGAATGCCGAAATTGATGGTAATTTCATAAACATTTATAATGATTTCATTTCTTTAAGTCAAACTAACGACCCGACATTAATATACGATGTGGACAGAACCTATTCAGTTGATGAGTTCGCGACATACGATGGTAGATTATGGTTGGCGACTGAAATTTCAACAGGTGTTACTCCAATAGAGGGTAGTGCTGAATGGAACGATGTTTTCCCTACTATTTTAGCACACGAAAAAAACAAAGATACTATCTTAGATGAGGGTGGTGTTTACGAGGTTACAGCAGAAGAGATAAGATTGTTTATTGATGCTGGATTAACTAGTACAACTAATTTATCGTTAAGCACAAAAACAGGAACAAGTTTTAAGATTGAAAGCTCAACGGGTGCTGATGTCATAATTCCACAAGCAAATGTTAGAGAAGCTGGCTTGCTTAATGCTGAAGATAAAGTTAAATTAGAAAATATTGAAGGTTATAATACAGGTGACCAAACATTGGTATCTTTAAATGCTGAAGATGTCGACAATAAGGTAACTGATTTCACAACAATTAACGACACTTTATACCCAACAACGCAAGCGGTTGACACTTATATAACAGCGGTTGTTCCTGATTTGGTAGATACGTTTATTGGTGGCTTAGTAGCACAAGACTTACAACAAGTTACTACGGAAGGCAATACAACTACTGATAATATTCAATTTACGGGTGGTGCTGGTGTTTTATTTGATAATACTTCTACATTAAGAAAGGGAACTATTGATGCTGGTTATGGTGGTGCTAAAGGTATTGCTCAAATTTGCTCTGTAGGTTACGAGTTAAAATGGGAAGCTGGTAGACTTTATGTAATGGGTGATGGTGGTACTACGATTAGAGAGGTATCTCATAATTTTACAACTACTCCTAGTGCAACAGATGACAATACAAAAGGCTTTATAGTTGGCTCACGTTGGATTTTAGACAATGGAGATTTATACATTTGTACAGATACAACAACGGCAACGGCTGTATGGGTGTTAGAAACTATAACAACAGCTGATATTGCTGATAGTTTAAATAAAAGGTATGTAACAGATGCTAATTTAACTGTTATAGGTAATACTTCAGGAACAAATACAGGTGATCAAGATTTAAGTACATATCAAGTTTATGCAACGGCAACAACAGGAAGTGTAATTTCTTTTATAGTTCCTCAAATATATAATTCAGTTGCTAGCCCTTCGACATCTAATATAACAGATAGTTTAACAAGTGCTAAAATTGGAATAGTTCAGAAAATATACCACAATCATACGGTTGCACCAACTTTCCCTGCTGGGTGGGTGAAAATGGGAACGGCTACTTATACAACATCTACATTGAATGTTATATTCGCTGAGTGGGTAAGCTCGACTAGAGTTGAATATTGGATAACAAAACCGTCTTAAAATGAGTAGATATTATAGAAGTTTTTTAGAGGAAAGTGTTATAAATCCTTCTTATCCTGCATCTTTAAAATTATTTATTGATGCTGGAAATCCTTTATCTTACTCAGGTAGCGGTACAACTGTAACGGATTTAATAGGTACGCAAAACGGTACGCTAACAAATGGAGTTGGTTATAGTAGTTCTAATGGTGGTTATTTTACTTTTGATGGGGTTAATGATTACATTGATTTTGGAATTAATACAGCAATACAGCCAACTTCTGAACGTACAGTTAGTGTATGGTGTAACTTATTAAGTGGTGTTATTTATTCCGACTATACCACTTTAACAGGGTTAAATGGTATTTTGATTGACAAAGATAATAATAATGGTAGGGCATATTTTTGCGGGACAACTGGAAATCAATTCTTAAATAATTTCATTACTTCAAATGTTTGGACTTATTTCACATTTAGTTTTAACGGGACAAACATATATACTTATAGAAATGGCGTGTTAATAAATTCAGCGACGCAAAATTATACAATGATGAACGGAATTAATAGAACGACTTTGGGCGATACATATCCAACAACTGGATATCCATTAAATGGTAAAATATCACAATTAAAAATATATAATACCAAATTAAGTGACGCTGAAGTATTAACTGATTTTAACGAATTTAAAGCAAGATATGGATATTAATATTTATATAATTACAGAACTGCAAAAAAATATTTTAATTAATTCAGAAAATGGATACATTAAATTTGCACCTATACAAGATATTAATAATAACTATTTAATTTCTGAAAATGAATACTTTTTTATTTTAGGTTTATGGTACTTAGACGAATGCCCTACAGAATTAATATTTATTAAAGATTTATCTTTGACAATATACGAGCCAAAAATAATTGAAAATCCTTTAATATAACTATATTTATAGTTTAAAAAAATAAAATATGTTAGAAATTGTACAAATAACAAAGAAATACGGAGTTACAGGGGTGTTAGTTGCTTGGCTTTGGATAACTAATGATAGGGTTAACGCTCTTGAAAATAAGTTAGTTAATTGCTATCAAATGCAAGTAATGAATAGCAATAAAGCGGTTAGCGAAATTCTGTATAATCAAAAATTTGAAGCAATTTTACCCGAAAAATTTAAAATAAAAAAAGTATGAAAGAGATAACAAAAAGATGGAACGCTGAGACACCTCACTTTTTCAAGAAAGTTATACACTTAGGTATAATTGTAGGGTTAATTGGTGGTGGTTTAATCACTTTACCTGCTACTGCGGTTATCGGTGGGGTAATGGTTACAATCGGAGCTACAGCAACGGCAATTGCTAAACTTACTAAGATATAAAATGGACTTAATTACTATAGGTAGAATCAAAACAGCTCACCCAAAGTTACGTGATGAGTTAGAAAAAGACTATATACAATGTAATAACTTATTGCCAAAAGGTATAAGATTGCGTTTTGCATACGTTTATAGATCGATTGAAGAACAAAATAAGCTATACGCTCAAAGGCCCAAAGTAACGAACGCAAAAGGGGGCCAATCAATACATAATTATGGTTTGGCATTCGATATAGTTATTTTAAAAGATAAAGATAATAATGGAACATTTGAAACGGCATCATTTGAAATTGATGAACATTGGAAAATGGTAGTTTCTTATTTTAAATCTAAAGGTTGGACTTGGGGCGGTGACTGGAAATCATTTAAAGATGCACCACACTTTGAAAAAACATTCGGTCATACGTGGCAAACATTGAGTAAAAAAGAAATAA